TGATATGGGACTACTTCTTTAGTGTATAGTTTCCATCCTTCGTGAAGTTCAGGAACTAACCACTGATCAACCCGATAACAATATTGCCAATTAACGGGTTGAATACAATTCATAACAACTACAGTCCAAAATGCTGTAGCATAATTAAGAATCGTGTACATCATTCTTTTCTTTTTTAATTTGCTTATTAGTCCACAAAGCACCTAGAATAATAGTGGCATAGAAAAGAGTGTCATCTAGCATCACTAAGAAAAAAAGAACTGAAGCACCATACTTAATTACATCAGGTAATGGTGAGATGATTTTTCCAAATACTTTACGGTACTGTTGTTCAAACTTGAAGTATCCAAGTGCTAGAAGCGTGACTACAAACTCACTATATGGAACAATAAAGTATAGTGAGAGAAAGATAAAGAGTGGCCAATAGTGACGCTCAGGAATCTTTGCTGCTAGTTTTAGATACTTATGGATTAGTTTTTTCATTGATAATCTTACAGATCATCAACTTCACGATTCTCGGAATAGTATACATCAAACTGTCCACCAGGATAACGCTTCTCAAGTTTCTGGACATTGCGAGCAACAACTTCATCAAGAGAAACACCAAGTGCCATACACGCTTGAGCAACATACCACATCAGATCACCAAGTTCGATGAACAGATGTTCCTTGTTTGCTTCATCCCAAGGTTTGCCTTGGAAGATAAGTTTCTTGATGATTTCAAGGAACTCTCCACCTTCAGCATTGATACCAACACCAGCGGTCAGAAGACGTTCAATGTTTGCACCCTTTTCATCCAGTTCAACTAGACGATCTGCAAGGGCAACAAAATCTGTAGATTGGTCTGAAGTAACAGCATCTACAAACTTCTGATACTTTTCAAAATCAACTTGCTTACTCATTAGAATTTAAATCCGTCGAATGATTTTTTAGGTTTCTTTTCGTCCTCATGATTATACTCCTCTTCTCTTCCAGAGTCAAGTATATCCTCTTGTGCTGTTTGCTCACAATCATACAAACGCATCTTTGCACGGTCAATACCAACAACAAATCTCTTAAAGAGATTAATGTCGTTATAACGATTCTTCAACTGTTTTACCATAATCTGTCCCAACTGTTCAAGTTCCTCAGTGCTAATAAGGGCAAACATAAGATCAGCAGTAGCAGGGAGACCAAAGGACTCAGAAGTGTCAGTAAGGTCAACGTCAGAGCTACCATAACCAGAACGAGTGGTCTGGGTGGCAGATACGATAGGGACCTCGGCTTCGACAGCCAATCCTCTAAGTTCTTCTGCAATCGACTTAACAAGAGTATAGGAATTAATATTGGCAGATCCTTTGTAACGCGACGAGGCACAAATATTGAGGTAATCCACAAATATAACATCAGGTTTAAAAGATTTCTTAAGTGCAAGTTCATTAAGAAGTGCTTTAAAATGTCCACTATGAGCACTCGCAGTAGGATACTCTTTAATTATAAGTTGACCTTGAGTTTTTTTACTTAAGGTAGTAACTTTGTTTTCAAATGAAGTTCTAGGCAGATCAGAAAGGTCCTGAATAGGTACATTCAAAAGGTTTGCATCAATGCGTTCAGCAATTTTTTCCTCTGACATCTCCATTGTAATGTATAGCACGTTACTTCCGTTAAGGAGAATGGAGCTAGCCATATGGCACATGAACAAAGACTTGCCGACACCTGTCCCAGCAAGAGCGATATTAAGAGTCTTATTAGGAAGACCGCCCTTCGTAATCTTATTGAAATAATCAAGATCAAAGGGAATACGATCTTCTTTCCTATGATATGACTCATATCGTTCTTGATAATCCTCTAAGTAGTTGTGTCCAATATGGTTGTCAAAAGAAACTGCAAGTGCATCCGACAAAATTGAAGGAATAGCATCGCGATTTTTTTCTTTATCGGCACCATCAGCAATACTGATAGATTCCATAAGTGCCAAATAAATGGCACGATCACGACACCACTTTTCAGTGGTATCTTCTAACCATTTATTATCGGCAGGAGAATCATTAAGTTCCGCAATAATTTCACGAGACTCTTTTACTTCAGTTTCAGAGAGATCTGTACGATCCTCCATCTCAATTGACAATGCTTCTGTAGTAATAACATTGCCATATTTTACAATAAATTCAGTAATCTCCTGAAAAATAATTTTTTCAGTTCTCTGCTCAAAATAATCAGGTTCAATAAACGGAATTACTTTGCGAGAGTACTCTTCATTGAAAACAAGGTTTCGCAGAATAGTTGTCTCAATTCGCTCCATAGGAATAGGTTTCTTTTGCAATGGTGTCAAGTTTTTCCATCACCTCTGGGGTGAAGTATGTGTCAGGGTCTTTCAGGATTGCTTTCGCATAAACCTTCTTTCCATCTATTTCATATCTACCAGCAACATTTTTCCAAAGTCCGCCAATCTCACCGAGTTCAAGAAGACCATAATATCGATCAAGACCACGCTCATCGTAATAAAGACGCACCGTAACATTTTGGTTCTCCTTACTTAAACGCGACTTAGCAGTCTTTGCCTTGATAAGATTTCCAATGACTTCTGTTCCATCCTTCTCCTTTTTTTTACTAAGGTGAATAATCGTGGACGCCGCATACTTAAGACCAGAACCGCCACCCATCTCTTTGGTTGGAACATATGCACCGATGACATCGTAAGTGTGATTAGTGACGATCATTGGAATGTTTGCTTGACCCAACTTGAGTGTGAGCATTCTGAACGCACCTTTGATAAGTTGAGATTTAGTCATATCCCGAACTTGTTTTTCGTTTAGCGTATCAGTGATCTCTTTCTCAGTGGATAGCATTCCCAAAGAGTCTAACACAAACATACAGGGTCTGCGTTCTTCTGCAGATTTTTTTAAGTATATGTCTACTGCCTTCAGTGCCTTTTGACGAAACTCTTCGACAGTTACTACATTAACGACGACCAAACGTGAGAGATCAATTCCTCTACTTTCGAGAAGAGATTTATTAACTGCTGCCTCGGTGTCAAAATAAAGGCAATATCCGTCAGGATTAGAATCAAGAAAGTTTTTGACGACAGCGAGAGAAAAGAAAGTCTTGCCAGTAGAAGACTCCCCAGCAATGGCAGTAATCTTATTCCCAGAAACACCACCAAATATACTACCTGAAACCAATGCGTTAAAGATGTAAGAACCCGTGTCCACATAGTTTTCAGTGTCGTCAATATCGGATGCGAGTTTTGTGTATTCATCCCCAATCTCTTTTACAATCTCTTTTAAAAAATCCATTACATTACAAATCCAAATTCTTCACGGGCAATTTTTTTGTAAGGTCCGCCTGGGTTAGCATCACGGATATCCTTAATCTTCTTGAGTTTTTGATATAAAGAAGTATCTCCTCCAAGAAGAAGAGCACTTACAATAGTTGCAAGTTCTTTGTCGCTAATAGGTAGGTCCATTTAACCGAAAAATAATTCCAAGTTTACAGTTTTTTCTACATTCCACCCAATTGCATCTAGGATTGACTTGAGAGGTTCGACAAAACTCTTTTCAAATTGTAGATCATAATCAATGTATTTGTCAAGGTCAAGTTCGCGTGGAAAGTCCTGGATGAATGAGATAACATTCTCCCGAATAATATTGGGTTTCTTCAAATACAGGAATTTAATTTTTTCCCCGTTATTGATGAGTGAATATTTATTCGTCAAATTCTTCTCCTTGATATAATGATTAAAGAGAAGAGCACCCCGACAATGAATCGGAGTTCCTTTTGTGTAGATTGACGAGTAAGAACGGTATTTTACCACATCTGAGACCGATCTGGGGAAGGCAATTTCTTCAGGAGGAAGTTTCTTAAAATCAGTACGACACTTGTCAATGTACTTAATAACATCTTCTTCAGTGCCACTCATCATAAGTTTAAGACCATCCTTAATCATTGTGCGGCAGGGTGCTGGTGTTGAGGATTTGACTGCCTCAATGCCCATCATCTTCAGTTTAGGTTCTTCATAACGAACACCTTCACTATCCCATACATTAAGAATGTATCGCTTCTTAGCGGTCCAGATACCACGTTCAGCAATGTTCTCCCGCTTCATCTGCATCTTCTGGTCATAAGCATTCACATACGTTGCCAGTTCTTCGTAGCAACGGTCAATATACTTTTCAAGTTCCATCTCACAGACCTTATTAAGGAACGTGACAATGCCTTCAGTAGTTTTCTCTCTTCCCTGGTATACATTTTCAACCAGAGGACCCAAGTTAAGATAAATGGAATCGGTATCAGAAGCAATAACATAATCAACATCATTTGTTTTCAAGATCTTATTGATCTTTTGATTCATCTTATTCTCAATCCAACGGATTGAGACTTGACCTGAGAGGGTGATTGCTTCAGCATTAGCAAGTTTATAATAGCGAAAGTATTGATTGCCAATAGCACCATAAGCAGAGTTGAGTTGGATTTTACGCGCCATTTGGATGTTATTACATCTGGCGATTTCCTTCTCAAGTGTTTTAGTTGGAGTCTTTTCATACTGTTGTTTCGCCTGCAACATCTTCTTTTTATAGACGGTTCGATCCTTATAGATCTTATCCATCAGTTCTGGAAGAAATCCCCTCTTGTCCTTTCGATACATTGAACCATTAGCACAAACAGCATTATCGCTGTATAGTTCAAAGTTTATCTCTTGATTAAGGATTCTATCAACTGTAGCTGATGGGTGTCTCTCCTCAAGTAACGTCTCTGGGGAGATGTTGTACTGCATAATAAGATGAGGGTATAGACTGTTAAGGTCAAAAGACACAACCCAATCATACTTTCCCGGAACCGGTTCCTTGACATATGCACCTGCATACTTAGAGTCTTTATCAGATCGAACAATAGGTGGAATTACAATATTCCTCTTTTTGAGGTAATTGTAGATAATCGTATCCCACATACGAACTTGAGAGAATACATCTGCATAGTTTGCTTTAGCATCATACGCCATAACAATTGCCAGTTCAATCAGTTTCATCTTGTCTTCCATACGGTCAACAAGTTCCACGTCAATAATGTTATATTCTACAAACTTTTGCCACCCATTAGTATAGAAATCTTTGAAGGTATCAAACTCAGAGTGATCAAGTTTCTTTTGTCCAAGTTCCACGCTCGCAATGTAATCCAGACGATAGGATTCCTGCGCCTTATAAGTGAACTTCTTATAAAGATTTAGGTAATCAAGTTGTGTAATACCACCAACATCGTAAGAAATATGTTTACGACCCATAATAATAGTCTCACGTTCAGTCACCAAACCCCAAGGTGAAATACGCTTCATCAACTTCTCACCCAAGATCCTATCGATACGACGTACTAAGTATGGAATATCATACAGTTCACTATTCCATCCAGTAACAACTTCGGGAGTGTTATCTTCAATCATCCACCAGTTGATGAAGTCATTCAGAAGTTCATACTCAGTCCTAAACTGCTTGTAGATAACATTCTGTTGCTTGTTATTGAAGGGTCCTTGCCCCCAGGTGCGGATCTGTTTGGTAGTGTAATCCTGCACCGTAATAAGAAGAACTTCCTCTGCAGCAGATTCAACATCAGGGAATCCGTTTTCTGCTTTAACCTCAATATCGATCGTTGAGATCTTGATCTTATTAGTATCAAACTTAATCTCTTCCTCAGGATATTTTTCAGAAATATACTGATAAATGTATCTGTCGTTTCCGTAGATTTTAAAGTTATCTACGCCATCATATCGTTTGATAAACTCGCGACAATCACGAACAGTTCCAGGTTCAATTGATTGAACATAATCACCTTCAAGGGTCTTATATTTGGTTTTTCCTTTTGACTCAACAAAAAGAGTCGGGTAAAACTTC